TCCAAAAGAAGTATCTCCCAGAGGTACTACCACCGACGCTAGCGATTCTTTTTACGATGAGGATTAATTAAATGGTAACCAGGAAAAATGCAGAAAAAACAAACGGTCTTGCGTCTGGCTACACTGGTATACCTGAAACCGATGAATATGTTGCGTCATGTAATATTGAAGACGTTGATAAGTCATTATTTAAATTATTTGACAAAGAATTAAGTTTGCAATTAGAAACTAAAAAAGACGGCATATTAGAAATTCCAGTTATATTTGCAACTGGTGAGCGCTTCGCAATCGTAAAAAGAAAAAAGCCAATTCGAGATCATAATCGTGCACTAATATTGCCTCTAATATCAATTGCTAGGACTGGCATACAACAAACAAATAATGATATAGCAGGTAGAGGAATTAATCAATCTACTGGTGATTTAATTGTAAAACGTAAGCTTACGTCAAAAGATAGAAATTATCAAAACATATTAAATAAATTAGATATACGAAATCAAAATAGCACAGCCACAAAAGACTCAAATTCGCATGCTTCAGGCAGTACTAGATTGCGTTCAGAAAATGCTTCAGCAGCGCGAACTGCCCCTGCACATGCAAGCTCCGCGTATATGCACCCTAATATAGGGAATAATATACATGAATTTATTGCAATACCTCAGCCTCAATTTTATACTGCAAATTATACCATTACATTGTATACACAATATACTCAACATATGAATCAATTAATACAACAAATTATAAATTCATTTTTACCACAAGGAAGATGTTTTAAGCTGACTACAGAAAAAGGGTATTGGTTTAATGCATTTTTTGACGATTCATTTGATTCACAATCAAATGTTGAAGACTTTGCTAATAGCGAGCGAGTTATTATGACATCAATAAATTGTACAGTACCTGCATATCTTATAGCAGGCTCTGATTCTGGTTCACCTACACCAATTAGAAAATATTATTCTGCACCAAATATTAATTTTAATATAACAACAAATCATGATGAATTTAATTTATCAACAAACCCGACAACATCGCAAGAAAAAAAGCTGATTGATGAACAGTTTAATGGTTCACGAATAAAAAAAATATTTTCAAATGATAATGTTGGTGAAACAATTTATAAAAAAATATAATAAAAAAACATTAAATTATACCGTTATTCATAATAGTTCGTTTTTAGATGATATTTATAACTAATTGAATTTTATTTTTTACACAATTTTTTTCGTGTATGGAGCGTTAAATGGCAGAACAAACATTTAAATCACCTGGATTTTTTGAGAGAGAAATTGATTTAGCCGAAAGGCAACAACAACCTTTCGGTATCCCAGCAGCAGTTATAGCTCCTGCTTTGCGAGGCCCGGCTTTTGTTCCTGTTACGGTAGGAACATTTTCAGACTTTGTAGCTAAGTTCGGCGGACTTGATCCTGATCGCTTTGGACCATATGCTGTTAATGAATTTTTGCGACACAAGACTGCACTTACATATGTTCGTGTTCTTGGCGCAGGTGCAAATTCGTCAACTGAACATATTGGAAATACTACTAGAACAGGTCAGGTTAGAAATGCAGGCTTTCTAGTTACAGGCAGCAACCCGCCTGATGCCAAGGATGGAGATGCAGGATATGTACAGTTTTTGTGCGCCAAACATGATGCAACAGCTCGTGGTGATATCGGTATGCCGATGTTTGCAGATAATGATAGTTTTGACGCATCTAACGAGCTTAATTTGTTACGTGGTTCATTGTTTATGGCATCAGATGCAAAAGCAATGGTAATTAACCCAACAGGTTCATTAGGAGCACCATTAGTTTCTACACGTGCTACTGATGCTACGTTTCATGCTGCAGATGGTACGTTTAAATTATTAATATCATCATCGGCAGGTTCTTCATTTGCTTCTGATCATGATTTGCCGGGAATTAAAGAATTTATTGTTTCATTAAACCCTAGTAGTGCATCATATATTGGAAAAGTATTAAATACAGATCCTAATAAGTTTTCTCAAGAAAAGCATCTTCTATACACACACTTCCCTGTTGATAGTGAATTAGCTGCACCGATTATTGGTGATGCAGACTATATGACCGTTGGATTATTGTCAGGGTCTGCCAAAACATCAAGTGATTCTGGCAACACAGGCATGTCATTTGCAGATATGTTTGGTCATTTTGATACAAGATACCAAGCACCTAAAACAACAAAATTTATATCTCAGCCTTTTGGTACAAAAGAGTATGATCTATTTAATGTTGAATCACTTGATGATGGTGCTTTTGCAAATACACGATATAAAATTTCAATTGCAAATATACGAAAATCAACAGATGATCGTAGCGATTATGGAACATTTAGTTTGCAGGTTCGCGACTTTAACGATTCAGACCAGCAACCTAGTGTATTAGAACAATTTGATAATTTAACGCTTGATCCGAATGATGAAAATTATGTCGGTAAAAAGATTGGTGATAAAAAAGCATATTTTAATCATGATGCTGAAGAGGCAGAACGCCGCATTGTTATTACTGGGCAGTTTGCAAATAAATCAAAGTTTATCAGAGTTAACTTGGAAGAGGCAGTAAAGGCTAAAAAGGTTCCTGCTTCTGCATTGCCTTTTGGATTTAGAGGACATGAACTTCTAAAAACAAACCAACAAGGAAATGACTTTGCTACAACAGGCATGAATCGACTAACTATTCACCCAACAACTAGCTCTGCATATTTTCAAGATTCATTAACAGGTTCAATACTTCCTCCGGTACCTTTCAGAACAAAGGTCACACGCGGCGGTCAGGTAGCAGGAACATTTCCTGGAAAGCACAGCAAAAATGAGGTTGTTAATCAAGACCTTTATTGGGGTGTAAAATTTGAAAGAAATGTTAGCCCTTTAAATCCTAATACAACAACAGAGCGTAATGAATTAATTGCAAACTTGACAAAGTTTATGGGTATTCGTAAACTTGATGCTTTATATACAGGATCAAGTGCAGATACGTTTAACAATAATAAATTTACGTTATCAAGAGTATTATTACCTAATACTGATGTTGCTCATGTTACAGGTTCTGCAAAAATGCACATGCTTGATTCAATATACAGTAGAAATGGTTCGCCAAACTCTACTGACTATAAAGTTACAACAGGTTCATTAGGTAGAATCACCCTAGCAACACTAGCAGCACTTACAAGTTCTATTAAGTTTAATAAGTTTAGTAACTTTACAAAGTTTACAACGTTTATGCACGGAGGGTTTGACGGTGTCAACATTCTTGATAAGGATGCCGCTAAATTAAATGATAAGTCAACGTCAACAGATACAAGTGGCGGAGCAGCAACAGGATTTACATCCCCAGGCCTTGCTGTTAACGTTGCAGGTACAAAGTTAAATAATAACGGTGTTGCTTCATATCGTACTGCAATTGACTTGCTATCAAGTGAGTTTGTTTCAAATCATAACATGTTAGCAATTCCGGGTCTACGCGAACCACTAATTACTGACCACGCTGCAGATAAAACACGGGAATTTGGTAAAGCATTGAGCGTTATGGATTTGCCGCAATTTGACAACAGTGGTAATCGTTTATATGATGACAGAAAAACAAAACCAGACGTTGAAAAAACAATCGATGCACTTGATGCAAGAGGGTTTGATAACAATTACGTTGCAACATATTTTCCTGATGTTGAAATTGATGATGCAGAAAACACTCGCAGAGTTAAGGTTCCACCTTCTGTTCCTGCATTGGCTGCATTAGCATTTAATGATAAAGTTGCATTCCCTTGGTTTGCACCTGCAGGATTTAACAGGGCTGCTTTAGGATTTGTTAAGAATGTTGATGTTCGACTTTCAGCACCTGATCGTGATGATTTGTACGATTCTAGAATCAACCCTATTGCAACATTCCCAAGAACAGGTTTTGTAATTTTTGGACAAAAAACAATGCAACAGGCAAAATCAGCACTTGATCGTGTTAATGTTCGAAGACTTCTAAACGAGGTTAAGCGAATTGTTGGTGATATTGCTCAAGAGTTATTGTTTGAGCCGAACACGCCACAAACAAGACAACGCTTTGTCAGTCAAGCAGTGTTGCAATTAGGTATTGTGCAGGCTCAGGCCGGCCTTGAAAACTTCAAGGTTGTAATGGACGGTAGTAACAATACGCAGAAAGATGTTGAAGAAAATAAATTGAATGGTACAATCGTTGTCGTACCGACAAGAACTGTTGAATTTATCGCGATTGATTTTATTATTACAAATGCAGGCGTTGAGTTTGTTTAATCTGTAATAATAATTTATTAATGAATATTTATTATTAACGTAAATGAGAGTATGGAGTTTAAATGGCTAACGTAGATTTTAAAAGCGCAGGTGTCAGTGCTCAAGAAATTGATAAAACATTCCCAGTAACAGTAGAACCAGCAGGTATACCTGCTGGAATTATTGGTACTGCCGTTAAAGGACCGGCATTTGTCCCAGTAACATTGGCAACATTAAATGATTTTGATGGGCTGTTTGGAAGAGATACAGACGAGAAAAAACCAGGACAATATGCAGTTGTTGAATGGTTGCGAAATGCAAGCGCAGTTACATACTTAAAGTTATTAGGTATAGGCGATGGCAAACAGCGCGTTTCTGCAAATGATGACGAAGTTACAAACGCTGGTTTTACTGTTGGGCAAGCGCTTCCAAATACTACCACAGGCGCTAACAATAGGAATCCACGTGCAAACGAGAATGGCGACGCAGGAAGAACATATTTTCTTGGCTGTCATATGGCAGAATCTGCAGGATCAACGTACTTATCTGATGCAGGTCTTATGAGAAATACTGATGGTGGTCACACTATTGGCGCTTCAGATATTGGACATCCAATTATACGTGGTGTATTAATGACACCTTCAGGCGTTATAATGAGAATGTCATCTTCATATCCTAGCTCAGTCGGAGCCTCCTCCAATACGTTATCAAATGGTTCTGCGGTTATTGGTTCATTGGTAGAAGAATCTAGTTTACGAGGTGAATCTGTTGGCGCTGTTGAATTGGCAACGCAAACAGCAAAACTTCTTTTGAATGGTCACGTAGGCACAAGTGATAATCCAAATCAAATTACATTTTCTTTTGATCCAGATAAGGCACATTATCTTGCTAACGTATTAAATACAAACCCTCTTAAAATTGAAGAAAAAGGTCATTATCTTCACAGTTGGTATGATATACATCCTAGCCTTGCTGTTCCGACAGGTTCTGGGTATATTGACGATACTTACGTACCTGCACATCAATCTTGCGAAGAAATTGCATTCGTTGTAACAGGTTCAAACGCTAGAAACACAACATCAACGACACAACCAAACTTTGAAGGTTTTCAAGATAGATTTGCGACACCAAAAACACCATGGTTTATATCACAAAAATTTGGTGGCACAAAACATAATCTATTCAGACTCCATTCGCGTGATGATGGTTCATACGCAAATGAAAAAATAAAGGCATCAATTAAAGCGCTGACTCCTTCGGCTGACCTAAACGATCCGTTTGGGACGTTTATAGTTGAAATTAGAAGGTTTGATGCGTTAGATACAGATCCTGCAAAACCATTAGCAAGTTATCTTGTAGACCTTAATCCTTCATCGGATCGGTTTATTGCAAAAGTAATTGGTGATCAAAAAGTATATTATGACTTTGATAAACCAGTAGGAAAACAAAAGCTTGTTCTTGAAGGTAGTTATCCGAACCGTGATGCATATGTTAGGGTTGAAGTTAATCAAGACATTCTTGACGGTAACACACCCAAAACTGCATTACCAGTTGGTTTCCGCGGCCCTGATTTTCTTTTAACTTCAGGAAGTATTTCTGCACATGGCACATTATCTGGGACAATGACTACTGCAAAAACGTTTGTGCAAGCTGTACAGCCTCCTATGCCAATGAGAAACAATTTAAAGGTATCAACTACGCCAACATCAAATACTGATTTATATTGGGGTGCTCAACTTGATCTATCAAACAATGCAACGCTCCTCAATAAAGGTAGAAAGCTAAATCATACCGTTAATTCTTACACAAAGTATTTCCCAAATTTCAGAACCGGCAAGTTTAATGCTTTAACCGGAAGCAACGCTGGCGCTCCAACTGATAGTACTCATGGTGTTGTCGATTGTGATAAATTTAATAATAACGGATTTTCGCTTGAAAATATTGAAGTTACATATGATACAGCGGCCGATATTGCAACACTAGTACCTCTAGAAGATGGCACTGTTACGCATGATGGAATATCTTCATGGAAATATATCAGAAGTGCCAGCGTTGATGCAATACCTACTCGTCCAGGTAACAAGAGACGCGCCTTCGACCCTGCAAAAGATTTAGATAATCAAACACTACGAAATGTATTTAAGTTTACGACGGTACTACAAGGTGGGTTTGATGGCCTTAATATCTTTAATGAAGACTCTGCTAAGATGAATAATACGTCTGCAACAGAGGAAATGAATAATACCAACAGAGGTCTAGAAAATGGGCCGACTGTTGCAGGTCATAGAAAAGCAATTGCTATTATGGAAAATACTGCTGATGTCGATATAAAACTATTGGCAATACCAGGAATTAGAAATGCAGCAATTACTGACGAAGCAATTGAAGCTGTAAAAAATAGATTTGATGCATTATACATCATGGATATTGAAAACTATGACAATGCGAATATATTGATTACTTCTTCGCTGCAAACACATAACGTAGGAAACACAGTCAAAAGCTTTAAAAATAGAGCTTTGGATACATCATTCAGTGCATGTTACTATCCTGACGTTATGTATGATGCCGCCGACGGCGAAGGCGAAAAACAATTGCCTGCGTCTGTTGGTGCGTTAGGAGCATACAGTTATAATGATAGAGTTGGATTTGAATGGTTTGCTCCAGCAGGCCTTTCTCGCGGCATTATTCAAAATGCAACCTTACCAACTGTAAAGTTATCAAAGAAAAATCAAGATGATTTATATGAATCAGATGTTAACCCAATTATCTCAATGCCAGGAAGAAAAGTATTTATTAATGGCCAAAAGACATTACAGGTTAAAAATTCATCTCTTGATCGCGTTAATGTAAGAAGATTATTAATATTCATTAGACGCCAAGTTAGAGAAATTGCAAATACATTATTGTTTGAACCAAATAGAGATTCAACATTGCAAAGATTTTCTACAGCAGTAGAACCAGTGTTATCAACGGTTCAAAGTCAAGCAGGCCTTGAAAGATATCAGGTTAGAATTGACACAACAACAACAACACAGGCTGACGTATTAAATAATACAATTAGAGGAAAAATATTCGTACAGCCTACCAGAACAGCGGAGTTTATATCACTTGACTTCGAGATTCAAAATCCAGGAACAATTTAATAGAATAAATTAATTTAGATTAATATTTATATAGGAAAGATTATTAGGAGTTTATAATGGCCGAAACACTTAGCGTATCAGAAATGTTGCCCAATAGATTTGAACCAAAACGCAAATTTCGTTGGGTATTAGCAATCGAAGGTATTGACTCATTCTTGCTAAAAACAGCTGCTCGTCCGCAGATTACAACAGAAGAGGTTGCAGTACCTTACATTAACGCAACGCGTTATATTGCAGGTAAAACAACTTTCGGCACAATGGGTGTAACTCTACACGATCCAATTGCTCCTTCTGGTGCACAGCAAGTTATGGAATGGGTTCGTTTGCATTATGAATCTGTTTCAGGCCGAAGTGGTTATGCTGATTTTTATAAGCGCGACATTCAATTAAAAATGCTTGATCCGGTTGGAACAGTTGTCGAATTATGGGATATTAAAGGCGCATTCATTACAGAGGCAAACTTTAACGATCTTTCATATGAAGGCAGTGATATGACGGAGATTGCATTAACAATGCGCTTTGATAACTGTGTACTACAATACTGATACGCTGTAGTTAATACACAGAGTTATATAAAACGGCTCCTTTTGGGGGTCGTTTTTTATTTTTTATACTTTTTTTTTAAAAAAAACTTATTTTGTAATATATATACCCTAAAACTTGAGGTTATATGTTTAAGACACAAAATTTTGAAATAGCAGTAGCATTATTCTTATCAACAACAATGATTAGTTGTTTTGGTACCGACAACAGTACGTCAAATGTTGACACAATAGGTTTATCTGAAAATGAAGTAACCGTTTTACCGCATGATAATCCTGAATATAAAATTGAACAAGATACTGACATTAAACAAGAATATAAATTTACAAATTAATCTATTAATATTAATTTTAAGCAGTATTCTTTACAAAGGTTAATATATGTCAGACACAAGAGAAGATAAAAATAATGTTTTTACACAGGATCAACCAACGCCTCCTCGCGAGGTCGTAGCTAACGTACCAAATGTTACGCCAAACCCAAACGATTGGGCAAAAGAACTTGGGCTTGAAATACCTGTTGAGACAGTACCATTACCTTCGTTAGGAAAAGTATATCCAGTTACAAGCCCTTTGCATAATCGTCAAATGCTTGAAATTAAATCAATGACAGCAAAAGAAGAAGATATTTTGACAAGCAGGGCGTTAATTAAGAATGGTACCGTAATAACAAGACTTCTTCAATCATGTATTACAGATAAACAGGTTAATGTTAAAAAGATGTTATCAGGTGATCGTAATGCATTAATGGTTGCCGTACGGATTACAGGGTATGGTTCAAATTATAATTCACAAATTGAGTGCCCTACATGTGGCGAAACACAAAAACAACAATTTCATTTATCTGAATTACCAATAAAATCATTAAAGATTGATCCTGTTGCAGAAGGAACAAACGAATTTAGTGTTTTACTTCCTAAGACAAAAGCAACTGTACATTTTAAATTTTTAACAGGTGCAGATGAAGAAGAGATTACTATGACAGCCAACAGAAAAAAGAAGGCAAAGTTATTATCAGATAATGCAATCACAACAAGATTACAGCATGCAATATTATCTATTAACGGCAGAACCGATAGGACGTTAATATCAAAGTTCGTAACAAATATGCCTGCAATTGATTCGTTATTTTTACGTGAATATATTGATCAGCATGAACCAGGTATTGATATGACGTCAGAAATTACGTGTTCAAACGTTGATTGTGGTGAAATATCGGAGGTAAGTGTCCCGTTGGGAGTTAGCTTTTTTTGGCCTAACATTAAAAAGTAAAACCGAATTTATATTAGAATCTTTCTTTTTACTAACGTACTATTGCGGATTTACCTATCAGGACGTTCGATCAATGTCGATTGCAGAACGTACTTGGTTTGTAAATCGTTTAGTTGATGAATTTAAAAAATCAAACGAAAAAGCAGAACAAAACAACACCGCACCATTAAGCAGGGCTTCTCATGCAAATAACCCAGATGTAAGACAATTAGCTGGCTTAACCAGAACCAATCCACCACCCAGAGGTAGAAGGTTTACATAATATAATAATTTACGAGTTGTTAATATTTATATGTAGTTCTATACGAAAGGTTTTATATGTTTAAATTAAATTTACCAGGCAAACTTTTTATGGCTGCCGCAGCTGCATGGGTATTAGGTAAAGGATCTCAGCTCAGAATAAAAGGTACTAAACGAGAAATTGAGGCATTATCAAATGCATTAAAGGCATCTCGTAGATTTAATGATGAGTTAAAAAAACCTGGTGCAACAGTTGATTCTGTTATGAATAAACTTGGGTTAAAAACAGCGCGCGGAAAAGAGTTCGAAAGAATTACTGGCGTACCTTGGCCATTATAAACATAATAGTGCGTATTAATTATGGCTGCCGATAATCTTAAAATACAGCAACAAATAAATAAGCTTGTTGCTGACCGCGCAAAGATGATGCGCGTAATATCAAAGGAAACCAAAGATCAACTTCAATTAACTCTTGGGTTAAAAGAAGCAATGACGAGTGGAGATATTGATGCTGTTATTGGCACGATGAAAAAGTTTCAAGAAGAAACAACTACGTCTATA